ACATCTTGTGCGTCTTTTGAAAACTTGGACGCTGGTTGTTCACCTTTTTGGATTGACCTAACAATCCCCATAAATTTTTGTTGCTTTTTACTAAGTGCTGGCATTAAAATTTGTCTACTTTGGCTTCACGCTCAAATTTATTAACTAATTTATAAAACTTTTTAAATTCATTTTCAAGTTTTTTTGCTGTTGACTTATCTTTTCCTTTGAAACCCAATCTATCTAAACTATTGATTCCATATTCAGCTTCATCTAATCCTGCTCTTATTTCTTGCATAGCACTTACGAAGTCTCCCTCGTCAACTGCTTCTTTTATAGGATTCATTACTTCTTTTAACTTAATCATTATTCACCCCTTATAATATGGTTGATTATATCTTCTGCTTTACAATACTCTCCACAAGTTCTACCTTGTTGATTATCTACTGATTCGTTCATTGGGTGTAGAAATGCCCCGTGTGTTGATGGATTAGAAACAAAATCAAAAGCGATTAACTCGAAGTCATCTCCTACTTTTGAAACGGTGTCTCCGTTGGCTTCTTGAACCATTTCGACACTACCTAATCCTCGTGAACTGATACCTAATTTGATACCATTCTTAAATAGTTCTCGTAATATATTACCACTTGGTGTTGTCAAGATTTCACAAGTTCCAACCAAATTATCTCCTTCGAAATGCATTTCAGTAACATTATGAGAAACATTTTGTAAATTAACAACTGAACTATCTGGGTGGTCTAATTCACCGAGTGCTCTATTTTGTTTTACAAAATTCTCATCATACTTTTTAGATTCACGAACTAATATATTTCTTGGATATACTCTTCCGTTTTGGTTTTTTGCTTCTGCTCTTTGTAATACACCTTTAACAATCAACTTTCCGTTGTTTTCTTTCATCGCCTCATTAATCTGAGTCGGTGTAATGCTAAATGGTATATAATCTACTATTACTTGTTTCATTTTAATAAGTTCCTGTGTCTACGATACTCTCTGCTTCTTCTCTTGAAAGGTATGGTTGTGGTTCATAATCTTTACTCAGTATATATTGCACAAATTTTTCTCTATCACCAGACATAGTTACACTTGCCCAACCATTACTACCTTCTCTAATTCTAGTAATTTTTAATCCATACTTTCTTGGAACTAATTTTTGTTCAATGTATGCTCTGAAAATCATTTCTCTTTGTTGTTGTTGTTCACGATAGTCCATAGCGTCAGGAATTTCAAAAGTTCCATCTTTCATACGATAACCATTAAAGTTTGGAACTTTAATTTTACCAAAGCTATAATGTTTTCTATTATACAATAAATTTCTAAATTCAATATCTTGTGTTGCCTTTGCTTCATTTAATGCGCCGAAGTATCTTATGTATTGTTCTTTTAAATTTTTCATTTTAAATTTCCTATCTTGTTTGCCATCTTGACTAATCTTTCTGAAATCTTAGTTAGAGCTTTATGTGTATTTTTCCAATAGTCTTCTGACTTCATTTTTAATTCTGTTTTTAATTTAAGATTCATCTTTACGGTTTTATCCAATTCATTTAATGCGTCTCTAATTTCTCTCATTGACTTACCAACTTTTTGTTTTGGTGTTAAAGATTCGTCATTTCTCCAATCGTGATAACGACCTTCGTTTAAACTTTTAATCTTTAACAAATTTGCAAGTCCACTAAAACGACCTTGAAGAAGATTTGTAAGACTACTTATTACTTGGTCATCTTTTTCTGTAGCTTTTCCAACCGACTTCTTGTTAATTAATTTAGATAATGCTTTAACATACTTGACATCAAGTGCTAATTCTCTTTTAAATTCTTTAACACCCTTATCGTTTAGTGCTTCTTTAACGAATTGTTTTTTACCTTTGTTAAAATTAACACCTTTTGGTTGTTTGTTAGATGCTTTTCTAATTTTTGCCATATCGTCTAATGTTTGGATAAACTTTTTAGGATTGTTGTTGAATGAATTAAATATCTGATATGATTCTGCAAAACCAAATAACTCATCAAGAGATTCTTGTTGTGCTCTTGATAGTTTTGGAAATTCTGTAAAGTCTGCAAATGGTTGTGATTCATTTACTGGTTTGTATCCACCGGCACGAGTAATCTTTTTCATTTTTTCTTTATCTTTTTTCTTTTTACTTCTGAATGCGTATGGTGTATCGTAGTAAATACCAGTTCCCATTGGGTTTGCTGCACCTGCTGAAGCTGTTGTTGATGCTTCTTCAAGTTCTTTAACTACAAGATTCTTTATATACTCTTTTAACTTAGCTATTTTGTCGTGTTTGGACATTTTTGATTTCCTTAATTAATTCATAGTATCTCATCAATGCAACCACGTGTTTGTCTTTCACGATTTTTCCTTTTGTAGCTGTGTCAGTATAGTCAATAGCTTCTGATAATTTAATCTTAGTAATTTTATCGTTTACTTTTGGAAGTAGTGATTTTAGAGCTCGTTTGATTTTAATTACTTCTGAATCGATAAATTCTTTTAATGAGTTTGTATTAGATACATTGTTGATATATTGTTTCAACAAGTTTTTTTGATTTTCATTAAGAGTTTTATACTTAGAATTAAATTTATCAACTAATAATTGATAACTTAACAACCTTAAATCTTTATCTTGTTCTGAATATTCACTTAAATTTTGTTTTTTTACTCTGGATTGTTTAGATTGAGTGATATGTTCAGTTATAGTGATTGATGAATCTGTTTTTTGGACTGGCCCAAAGTCTTCTTTACCTACTTCAGTTTGGAAAACACGATATACTGATGCCATAACTTTAAAGTTAGGTATTCTTGTGTTAAAGAATTCTTTTATATCATAATTTTCTTTAATTGTTTTGATTAGGTTGTATTTTTCGTTTGCTAATCTACGATTAGACAATTTTCTACGACTTTTGACTACGGCTTCTAATAAAGATGATGCGTGAGTCAAGTTTTTGTATTTTTTATTCAATAAGATTGAGTATAATTCGTATTCTTTACCTAATTCAGTATTTTTGTTAAAGAATTCTTTAAATAATTTAACTGATTTAAGGTTTTTATTATCATTTATCACATCAACAGTTATTTGACGAGATAAAAGTTCATAAAGAATACCTGTATTCTTTATCTTACTATGTTTTACATAAGACATTTGAGCTCCAAAGTATTTTTCTGTATTTTATCAATAATAAATATAAAACTTTTGAGAAATCGGTATTAATTATCTCCGTTTTCCTCTTTATATTCATTATATTCTTTCTCTAATTCATCAACCTGGTTAGTTTCTTGTATTATGTTTTTTGACTTTTTACCCATAGTTTTTTTCAAAGCATCATAGTGTGCTAATGCTAATGGTCTACGATTCTTTGTTTGTTTTCCTAATGGGTCACGACCCCTTGCTCCACTATCTTTAAATGGTTTATTCATCTCTTGTGGACGACCACCTTGTTGGTCTTCTGGTCTATCATCTTCTCCCTCCTCATAAAATGGGTCAAATACGGAACCTGCTGCGGTTTCGGGTGGTGTAGAAGCTTCATCTTCTCCGACTCCGATTGTTGCCATACTACTTGGTGTACCGATTGCTTCACCGGTATCCATTGGGTCATTACCTTCCATTTCAATCTGTGAGTGTCTGAATTTTTGTTTTTGGTCATCAATGATTTGTGCTTCAATTGCAACTTTTTCTTTTTCTGAAAAGTTAAATATGTTGTCATAAATCCATTGATAAGGTAAAATTTTATCTTGTAACATATCACGAGCTAAGTTTACTTTCTGTCCAAACAATTCTATCTTCTCTTGTTCATACATTGTTGAAGGACTTGCTAACTCTAATTCAAAGTTTACTAAGTCTTCGTCTGTATATCCTTGTGAATATAAATGAACAACTGCAATCTTTGTTAACTCTGATACGATAATTCTTTGTATTCTTTCAATGGTTCTTGCAAATCTTACATCTTCTGCTGCGAGTGTTGCTTTACCACCAACATTTTCATCAAACCCTAAGAATGCTTTTGGTATTCTTAGTGATGATAATAGTTTGTTTTTTAAATATTCGACATCTTCTGTTGAGTCGTAATCAATACCACTTAACTCATTGATTTCAGTTCCACTATCTCCACCTCGAACCGGTAAAAAGAAATCTTCCGTTAGGTTTTGCATATTGTATTTTAAATTATACTCACCTGTTTGTTCATCAAGTATTGGTGTCTTTTTCATCTTGTTGATGATTCTTTGCATATAGTTATCAACTTCTGCTGGTGGTATATTTCCAATATCAATCTTGAATACTCGTTTAGAAGGTGCTCTCATAATTCTGTGAATTAACATAGCGTCTTCCATAAGTGTTAATTGTTTCCAAATCTTACGAGTAGCTTCAATCATAGATTTACCATAAGGTAAGAAATTACTATCGTTTGCTAATCTAAAGTGTGCAATTTGGAAATTTTCAAATTCTATCTTTCCTTTACCACTTGGCTTTTGACCGAAATATGGGTGTGCTCCCTCGATACTTTCTAAGTAGAACTTAGTATAGTAAGGATTTTCTGGGTCCTCTCCCTCTGCTCTAATAACTTCATAAGGTGAAAGTGGAACTACATTTGTAATACCATACTTTTCATTAATATCTAAGTGTAAAAAGAAGTCCCCATACTTAACCATATTACGAACCCAAGGCCATAGGTTAAACTCAATATTCATAATATCATAAAATAAATTATTTAAAATTTCTTTTATATTGTTGTTGTCTGAATGAATTTTAACTACATCTCCATACTCACCTTTCATTGTGGACTCGTCAGAATAAATGTCCAACGCTGATGAAATGACTGGGTCTGAATCCATACTTTCATAATCTTTAAATAATGCTAATCTTGCTGCCATTATTTGATGTACGGTTGAATAACCTGTTCCGACTAAATCTAAATTAGTATGTAGTTTAGAGTATCTATCAACTAAATGTGATTTAACCTGTTTCTGAACTTGGTCTGTATCGGCAATCTTTAATTTTTTACCACCGACATTACGAACGATTACATTTGTTGAAAATAATCTTCGTAGTCTCCCAAATAATGTTGTATCCGCCATTTTTTACCTCACTTTATAAGAGCCATTCTAACGACTCTTTTTCTTTTCCTGTTTCCCAATCCCAACTATCATTTCGTTGTATATCGTCTTGGGTATATAAACCCTCATTATCCATCATTTTGGATAGGGTTTTCTTAGTTAATTCCACACCTTGTGTTCGTAGTCTTAATGCGGTATCACGAACCCAAAGTCCAATAGCAAACGACATAACCAAATCATCATTGTATCCGGTCATCGCTTCTGCTCTATTATTTATATAGACAAAAGTAAGTAATTCATCAACCAATCGGTTACTACGAACCACTACACTTTCCTCTCTAAAAAATTCTTCTAACTTACTAATAATTAGTGGTCTGGTCTTAGAAGTCGTTGAAAAACCTGCCACCATTTTCTTATCTTCACGATAATGTTTATTCGTTACTTGATGTTGAACATCAACATATTGTAAGTCTTTACTTGTATAAAATAAATTAGGATAATCTCTATCGATTATTTGTTGGATTGTTGCCCAACCAATATTGTTGTTTTCTACGATTAGTAAAGCGTCATTATATTCTGTTGCTACACTAACCAACATATTACCAAAATCTTTGGTATTGATACGACCTTTATATTCTGCCACTTGTGTTAAGGTTTCTAATTCAATAATGTGAAATGCAGAATAGTCTGCACTATCTCCACGACCAACATCAGCACATACAATATAATCTTTATTGTAGTTTGGTTGTTCCCAAACCCACATATTTGCATCAATACCTCTTTTTTCTACTGGTTCTGTGCATAAATTTTTTCTCATTTTTTCCAAAATGACTGGGTCGATTACACCAGTTCCAGAAGTTAAGAAGTCACAATCACACTCTTGAGCTGCTGAACTTGGACCAAGTAGTGTATCTTGTTCTTTTCTCCAATCCTCATTTCTATCTGGGTGGACCGTCCAATGTAGTTTGATTGGATTAAATAATCCCGTTGCTTCTTCAGCTTCTATCCAAGTTTTGTGAAACCAATTACCCACACCATTAGGTGTTGATAACGCAATACAACTACCACCAGTAGTCAATGTGGATTGAGATGCTGTCCAAATTTCGTCAATCTTATCGATAAATGCTGCCTCGTCTAATATCAGTAATGATAGTGCCTCAGAACGAGCTGCTTCTGGACCACTTGATACTGCTTTAATCTGTGAACCATTCATATATCGTAAGTTTAATTTATTGTCCTCAACACATTTTTGTTTCAACCAACTCGGTAAATTTGCGTGCATAACACGAACTTTCGTTACTAAGTTTTTTGCTACTTCTTGTTTTGTTGCAATTACCAAAACATTTTTATCTTGGTGGAAAGTCATTAACCACAAAGCATAACCAGCTGTTAAAGTTGATATACCTAACTGACGAGCTTTTAAAATAATGTTAAACCTATTGTCTTTGAATTCATTAACCGACTTTTCCTGAAAGTCATACAATTCAAAAGGTATTTTTCCTTGTATCGGGTGTTGTATCATACAATATTTTTTCATAAAATATGCTGGGTCAGTAGCACATTTAATATATTGCTGTTTGATTACTTCTTTTATTTGTTCTGCCATTAGTCTACTATCTGACCTGCTAATTTAACTGAAGTAGCAGTCAAAGCTACTCCGAATGTAAAGTATAACCATTTGTTTTCATACCATTTAGGTTGAACGAGTTTTACTTTTTGTTC